GTGAACGTTATGGTATCCTAAATGCGATTTATGGTAGTGTTAATACTACTGGTGTTGGTGGTCCAGATAATATTACTAGTCCACACCTATTTGGATGGTGGCCACAAAGTTTATGGGATCACTTGACAAATGCAGGGTTTACTAATATAGTATTCATGGATGAGAAAATTCCACATCCAGAAAGTAACCTAAGAGTAGAGGCAGAAAAACCACTATGAGAGTTTTATGTAGTATTTCAACCAAGGGGCGGTATAATACAACGTTGCCCCTTGCAATCCAGAGCGTGATAATGCAAACACGCAAAGCGGATAAATTGATCGTATATGATGATAATGATCCACCAGAGGACATGCGCGGCGTACAATTGTATCAGTATCTATATGATATTATGAATTACAAGGGCATAGCATGGGAGTGGGTTTGGGCAGGCAAAAAAGGTCAACACCATAACCACCAGATGGCAAATACTGCCGGCTACGATCTTGTGTGGAGAATTGATGATGACTGTACAGCGGAACCTCATGTATTGGAAACCCTGTTGAGTCACTGGGGTCCAGATGTTGGTGCAGTTGGTGGTTCAATACTTACGCCGCCATTTCCAACACTATCTGGGGTCACTGGTAAAATAGAAAACATTACTAGTGAGCCTAGTATCCAGTGGGACTATATTAGAGAAAAGAAGGAGGTCGACCACCTCCACTGCTCATTCCTATACCGCGCTGGCATTGTTGATTATAATCTTAGCCTTAGTAAGGCAGCATTCCGGGAAGAAACCCTATTTACATACGCACTTAAACAGGCAGGTTACAGTATATGGGTTGTACCAGGTGCGGACACGTGGCATCTTAAGAATAAGGAAGGTGGTGTACGTGCAGAGTCAAAGGAAATGTTTGATCACGATGATCAGATATTTAAAAGTCATATTGCCTTTAAGGATCAAACCATTGTAGTGTTAGATTGCGGCATGGGTGACCATGTAGTGTTTAAGAAGGTGTTACCTGAGATTAAAAATCCAGTTATCTTTAGTTGCTATCCAGAGATTGTTCCTGGAAGAAGCATTGCTGAAGCAAAGATGCTATTTGGTGACATAGCAACCTATAATATCTACCAAAAAATGGACCAGTGGGGCTGGAAGAGTAGCCTTGAAGAGGCATACCGTAAGATGTATGTGGGGGTTAACAAATGAAGATACTACTTTTTCCATACGCAAAATTAATGCGGAATGATAAAGAACATCCTAAAAATTATACAAAGTGGTCTGAACTGGTTAAGTTGTTGGAGGCTGAAGGGCACAAACTAACACAAGTGGGCATTACGGGTGAGCACCAATTGGTGGATGATTTTGTGCCTGATTTAAGTTATACCGAGTTATGTGATATGATTAGAAGTTACGATACATGGATAGGTGTAGACAGTTATGGTCAACATCTAGCGTGGAGTGTGGGTAAACCCGGTATAACTATTTTTGGTCAAAGTGATCCTTTAATATTTGGTCACAGTGAAAATATTAACTTGCTTAAAGACCGTAAGTACTTACGTCTACATCAATTTTGGTTATGGGAACAATGTGATGCTGATCCTGAAGTCTGGGTAGAACCAGAGGTAGTGTTAAAAGCCCTTAATGAAAATTTTTATATGGCGCCGGAAGTAAGTAAATAAACAATATAAAAGGAGATACTATGGACTGTTACGTTTTAAGTGCTAATTTAGTTAATGCATTGCAGAATTATCTTGTTTCGCGCCCATTTGGTGAAGTTGCTAATCTTGTACTTGCCCTCCAGCAACAAGTAGCAGCACAAATGCCTGCCGAACAACAAGCAGAAGCCCAGCCAGAGCAATCTGAACAACTTCGGTAACGGATGCAGCCCCGCGGTGGAACAGAAATACTTCTGGCTAATTTTCAGAAGCATATTAGTCCAGAACTCTTAAGCCGCGTCAATATTATTGTTAGTGCCACAACACCAGGCCAATTACGGCCTGGTGTGCCAAATATTTTGTGGCACCATCTTGACACTGATCAGGCAATGAGTAGGGGTTTAGAAAACCCTGATTTTGTAGAACGGCTTGATGCATTAGTGTTTGTAAGTGCCTGGCAAATGGAAAAACATATAGCAGAATTCAATTTACCACGGCAAAAATGTACAGTTATAAAGAATGCAATTCAACCAGTAGAGTGGATAGATAAACCTAGAAATGGTAAACTTAAACTAATATACACTTCAACCCCATGGCGGGGTCTTGAAATATTATTGGAAAGTTTTCGCTTATTAGGTCGCACCGATATTGAATTAGATATCTATAGTAGCACCGTGATTTACGGTGTAAACTTTATGAAGGGTGCATATCAACCCCTCTTTGATAGATGCCGTGCTACGCCTGGTGTTAACTACCGTGGTTATGCTGCAAATAAAGCAGTAGTTAAAGCATGCCAGGCGGCACATATATTTGCTTACCCTAGTGTATTCGCTGAAACTAGTTGTTTAGCCGCAATTGAGGCTGGTGCGGCCGGGTGTAGATTGGTTACTACTGATTGGGGCGCACTAAGTGAAACATGTGGTGTATGGGGTAATTATATACCACTTAATCCGGCCACCCTAATTAGGGACTACGCTGAGTTTCTTGATAACCAAATTAATTGTTACTGGAATAATTATGGACTGTATCAGGAGCAAAGTAAATATTTCAATAATCTCTATTCTTGGAGTAATAGAAAGATTGAGTGGGTAAAATTAATTGAACAATTTACAAATTAGTTATGGATCAACCAAGATCAACAGGATCTCCATAATAAATTATATAATTAAGAAGAAAGAAAATAATCCCACATTCAGGACTATTGACATAGGTGGTGCTGCTGATAGTTGGAGTTCTATAGTAACTGATACCACCGTTGATATCAATATTGGAGATACGGAAAAAACTATGTCCTTGGACATATGTGTAGACGAACAATGGAACAAATTATTTCAACATGTACAGAATACGGGACTATATGATTTTGCCATTTGCACACATACACTAGAGGATATCTATAATCCAATTACTGTATTAAAAAATTTACCACTTATCGCTAAGGCTGGTGTAATTACTATGCCAAGCATGTATACTGAGTTGGGAAATCCAGAAAATAGTAATTGGATAGGTTATATCCACCACCGTTGGATTTTTGATCAGGTACAAGGGTCGATGTATATTGTGCCAAAACTTCCAGTTCTCCAATGGATGTGTAAGGGTAGAAAATTTGATGTAGAAGGTAGAGAAGAAATTATGTACGTTTGGAATGATTCTATACCGTATAAAATGTTTATGAATAATTATTTAGGACCAAACAAGTCAACAGTTATACATGCATATAATCAATTAATAAATGGAGCAATAACAAATGTATAAAAAGGTAATGATAGGAACACCGTGCTATGATGGCCGTATAGATGTTTGGTACACAAACAGCCTAGTAAACACAGTAAAACAGGCCGAAGCCCACGGTGTTGAAATAACTCCAATGTGGGTAAGTTTTGATGCCCTGGTACAACGGGCCCGCAATGATACAGTACAGATAGCACTTGAAAGCGGTGTTGATGACTTAATCTGGATTGATAGTGATATTGAGTGGCAGCCAGAATGGTTCTATAAATTGCTTGACTACCCACAAGACATTGTTGGCGGTACCTACCGTAAAAAGGGGGACCGCGAGGAGTATGTCATCAGACAGACTAAGCAGCGTCCAATAGATCCCTCAACTGGTCTAGTTGAGGTTGATGGTCTAGGAACAGGTTTTGTCAAAATGAGCAGGGCATCACTACAATGGTTATGGGATAATAGTCCACCATATATTGACCCAAAGGATGGTAAAGAACGCCGTATGATATTTGATGTGGTTATAGAAAATGGTGATATGGTTAGTGAAGACATACACATGTTTAATACACTAACCCGGGGTGGTTTTAAAGTTTGGATGGACACCGCCATGACATGCAACCACATAGGACCATATAAGTTCCAGGGCAATTTTATGAACTGGTACAAGAAGGTAAATCCAGTGGCAGGTACAAAACAACCAAATCTATCCAGACAACTATGAAAGAGATTGTGTTCCTTAGCGGATTGCCACGTACTGGTTCAACCGTTCTGGCAAGTATGCTGAATCAGCACCCTGACATATATGCAACTACTACTAGTCCAGTTGCAGACCTAGTTAGTACCGTGCTAGATACCTGGCCACAAATTTCACGTGCACTTAAAAATCCAGACCCTGGGCAGTTTGGAAATATAGTTAATAGTGTACTGCGTGGCTCCCACATGCATATTCAACGCAGTGTAGTCGTAGATAAAAATCGATTATGGCCAAGACTTGCCCCTGCACTTGCAAGCACAACAGGTGTAAAACCCAAAATAATTTGCACAGTTCGTAGCATACCTGATATAATGGCAAGTTACATATTGCTAGTTGAGCGTAATGCGGGGTTAACTACATTTATTGACAAGGATATACTAGAGGCCGGCCTACCAGTGAATAATAGGAACAGGTGCAAGGTGTTACTTGAGCGGTATATTAACCACCCGTACCAGAGTTTAAGAATAGGTTATAATAGCGGTAGTGCCGATATGCTGTTTCTTGAATATGATGCAATAGTGGGGGATTGTCAGGAGGTAGTAAATATGGTGTGTGACTTTATTGGATACACCCGGTATAATGTAGACAGGGGTAATTTGCAGAAGATGGACGAAAATGATGAGTGGCATGGTGGACTACG